GCCTTAATGTGGTGGATTCACAAACCAAGATCCAATTCACTAGGGGTGATGACAGGTCGGCCATTATAGCCCTTGCCGTCGATTCTGGGGCCGTAGAACAAGCCGTAGGTAAGTTGCAGGGTGTTCACCTACCAAGGATGTGCGTGATGGCTGACGAGGCTGCACAGACGAATCCAGCTATCTTCTCCGCTCGCGCCAACTTGCAAGTGGGAACGGACTTCTATCACTTCATCGCCATTGCCAACGCTTCCAGCTTATTTGATCCTCATGGATTGTTCTGCGAACCAAACATGGGATGGGGCAGCATTGGAGATAACGATGAGCATTGGGAAACCAAGTCAGGGATATGCGTGAGGTTTGATGGGCTGAAATCCCCGAATATCAAAGCTGGTCGCCTTATCTATCCCTACCTCTTTGGTCAGGACAATGTGGACACTATCCGCAAGAACTTTGGAGAGGGCAGCTTGGAGTGGAACAGCTATTGCAGGGGGATGTGGAGCAAAAGTGGATCTCGTAATACAATGGTGGACTCAGCTATGATTACGGAAGGCAAGGCTAGAGAGAAGGTGGTATGGGCTGGTGGCAATATCAAGACGCTTGCCGCCCTCGACCCTGCATTTACTACGGAGGGAGATGATTGTATCTTGCGATTCGCCAAGGCAGGCAAGGCAACTGATGGCAACTTGACCATTAACTTGACTGAGGTCGTTAAGCTGCAACTCATGGATGATCCGAACTACCCGCTATTCTACCAAGTGGCAGATCAGACGATTGAGCAGCTTAAAAAGAATGGCGTGGAGCCAGAAGACTTTGCTCTTGATTCAACTGGTGCTGGTGCTGGCATTGCAGACATCATTTCTCAGCGGTGGCACTCTGGATTCGTGCGAGTCTCATTCGGCGGCGCAGCCACAGATTCCCCGATCAGCGTGGAGGATAATCGTCCTGCAAAGCAAGTCTATGCCAACCGAGTGACGCAACTTTGGGGACAGATCAAAGTGATCATTATGAGTGGCAGAATGAGAGGTTTGGACGATCAAACTGCCAGAGAGTTATGCGCTCGCATTTATTCTTTGAGGAACGAGAGAACGCTCTTGGAGAGCAAAAAGGATCTCAAGAAGAGAACCAAGGGAAGCTCTCCAGATAGAGCAGATGCCCTTGCGTTGCTCGCTGAACTCTTTGTGGTGCAGAACGGATTGGGAGACGCAACTGGAAGTCAATCACAAAATTCTGGAGATTGGGATGATTTTATTATGGACAATGAATTGGAGTCTGACTATCGGTAGGGCATGACCAAGCCAAAACCAAACAAGATTAAGAAGCCAAAGCCATTTGACTTCTACGAACTAGACATGATCGGAACATTCCTTTGGTGGAACTCTCAAGACTTCATTGAGCATTGCCAAGGGTTTGATGGGTACACAAAAAAGGATGTAACAAAAATCATGAAGAAGGTAACGCACCACTGCCTCCATTGCTTTTACAACGCTTAACCACTATGGAAAAAACAAAACTGATACGCAACGCCCCTCACCAGAAATACTTTCTGGCTGATGGAACACAAGTAAGCGGTGGCTCGACCATCTGCAAGATCGGAGAGGACGCGGGTGGCCTCATTCATTGGGCTTGGGATTTAGGCAAGCAGGGCAAGGATTACCGCAAGGAGAGGGACAATGCTGCCGACATTGGAACCATTGCTCACTTCCTCATTGAGTGCTTCCTTACTGGTCAGGTTGCCGACCTTGACGATTACTCAACGGCTGACATTGAGAAGGCGATTGTGTGCTACACCAAGTTCGTTGATTGGTGGGATCAGCAGAGTCTGACCAAGGTGGCTACTGAGATTCAGCTTGTGAACGAGTTTTACCGCTACGGAGGAACGATTGATCTCATTGCCATTAACAAGGCTGGGGAGCATATCCTTATTGACTTCAAGACATCCAAGAAGATCAGTGAGCCTTATTGGAGGCAAGCGGCTGGATATGCAATGCTATGGAATACAAATCAAGCAACCATTGACCATCATATCACCAACCACGCTATCGTCCGTATTGGCAAGCAAGAGGAGGGTGATTTCGAGGTGGTCTGGAAAGATGACCTTTCTAATTATTGGAACACTTTCCAGCAGCAAGTTAAAGTCTGGTGGGCATTGAAGGAAGAGAAGCCCAAGAAGATCAAGAAAACCAAGTAACCAACAAACAACATGACACTACCCACATCACTAGACGCAGAGAAGGCATTCATTTCAGCAATGCTTCAAAGGCCAAGCATTATCAACGAGGCGGCTGACAGCATAAGCGAAAAGCTTTTCTTCCACCCTGCACACAAGAGGATCTTTTCTTCAGCCATAGAGCTTTGGAAGGAAGGTAACGGATGTGATCTCGTAACAGTTACTGATCACATGGCAAACGCTGGAACGCTAGAGATGTCTGGCGGAGCGGCTTATGTATCTGAATGTTTCATCTCTCCATCAGTTCCTTCCAACTGGCAGGAATACATGGAGATCCTAAAGCACAAGCACACATCTCGTCTTGCAATAGCAGCGGCAGAGAGAATCATTGCCAGCGCGAATGACCCTGCATCAGCGGGTGAACTCAGCGAGATCGTCCAGAAGGCTCTTGTGGCAGTCGCAGCAGATGCGGAGACAACATCCAGAATTGAGAGTGTCAAGGAGGTGGCTATGGAGCGTCTTAATGAATACGATGAGATGGTCAAGAATCGCGGGAAGCTTATCGGTATCACCAGCGGATTCGCCCCCCTCGACGCAATGACAGGCGGCTTCCGCAATGGACAGCTAATCGTGATCGGTGCGCCAACCAAGGGAGGCAAGACGGCTATGGCACTCAACATGGCTATGAGGACTGCCGACATCGGCAACAATCCAGTTGGCATCATATCTCTTGAGATGAGCAAGGGGGAACTCATGGATCGTCTTATCGCTTCCAAGTCAGGTGCTGATCTTTCGTTGCTGTCAAAGGCTGGAGATACAGACAAGGGATTGATGGATAAGATCCGTCAAGGAGTCATGCAGATTTCCAAGCTGCCGATCTGGATTCGCGATGAGAGCAGTCTAAACTGCCTTCAGTTGCGAGCCGCCGTAAGACGAATGGTTGCAGTCCATAAAGTCAAGCTGGTGGTCGTGGACTACATCCAATTGCTGGAGCCTACCAACACCAAGGACAGCAGGGAAAGGCAGGTTGCAGAGGCTTCTAGAACGCTTAAAACGCTGGCCAAGGAATGCGGCATCGTCATTCTGGCACTCACTCAACTCAATGCTGATGGGGCTTCACGCGAGTCAAGGGCAATCGAACATGATTGCGACCTTTTTCTAACGATCTCTCAGGATGAAAAGGAACACAGGGATTGGTTCTTGAATATAAAGCTTGCAAGAGCCTGTCCTCGCGCTAGTATTCCTTTAACTTTCAGATCGGAATTCCTCCGATTTGATGAGCGGTAAACCAAAACAAAAAACAAAATGGCAACATTCGACAACACCAATCGCGGGGCAGCATTCCTCAAGGAAAATGTAAACCCCAAAGCTCCTAAGTGGTCAGGCCCACTCAATGTGGAGGGCAAGGATTACGAGGTATCAATCTGGGAGAAGACTTCCAAGAACAACGATGTCTTTCTTTCTCTTAGCGTGAAGGAGCCATTCAAGAAGGGCGAAGGCTTCAAGCCCAAGCAGAATAGCTACAAGGCTCCAGTCCAGAACGACGAGGATATTCCTTTCTAAAAAGACTTCCCCCCGCCAAGAAGCCCCTATCTGGTTGTCATGTACCAGATGGGGGTTTTCTTTTGCGCTAGTGTTTATGCTGGTCTAGCAGCCATAAAAATAAATAAAAATAATTCTTGATCGAAATCCAAAAGCTGATTGAATGTTCTCAAGCGGATCAACCAGCCGCATCACAAACATGAAAAACATCAACATCGCAATCAATGAAGTGGAGTACCAGTTGAATGACTTGGTGCGGAAAGCACTTCGGGACAATCAGCATTCGATTGTCATCAATCGCCACCATGCTCGCGCATTGCTCACTCACCTCCAACTTGCCAAGGGCGAGCTTGAGGAAATCAACGCAGACCAAAACCCAGCAGACTACAACCTAATCGCAGCTTAATATGAACCACCACACAATGTCCTACCTCGCGGCAGTCGCTGCTCTCACTGGAAACCTTCCAGCCTACGATATTCCCATCTATCGTGAAGAGCCAATCATGCGCCACACTATCGTTATTGTGGAGCCTCGCATTGAAGCCCCCGTCGAGACTGCCTATACCTCCATGATGCGTCATTACTATGACAGCGTATGGGAGACCCGCCGTCCTGTAGCCCCCCTCATTATCGAACGATGAATACCTTTGTAATCATATTTGGATCAGTCGGTTTACTAGGTGCATACATTCTTGGACTATGGCTATACGGAATCCATATTCGCCAAGTCCAGCTAGAGGAGCTTGCTGATCTGTTCCGCAGGGATCAAGAGAAGTTCAATCTGTTCTTCTACAACATCGCAATCAAAATGACCAAGCGAGAGATCGCGCAACAAAACAATGAAGATGTATAACACTGAAAGCGACGAATATCTTGATATGCTGGCAGGACAAACCAAACGCCTGACGGAATACAAGGGCGCACTTGAAGCTCAGGTTTCATTCTTTGTTGACATCCTCCACCAAGTCAATACCCTCAACTCTCTTGGAAAAACCAAGGAAATCGCAGACATCATAGCCAACTCAGTACAATACAAATGAAAAACAAAAAGTCACAATCACTGCGCATCATTGGATATATGAACAGCGGTCGCGGTATCACCTCCATGCAAGCTCTTGAAAAGTTCGGATGCTTCCGTCTCGCCTCACGCATCCATGAGTTGCGTAAGATGGGTTACAGGATCACCAAGACCAATGTGATCAGAAACAAGAAGCAAGTCGCTCAATACAGCCTTAACTAATTATGAGTCTCATTATCTTACCTTCGTCCGTTGACGAGAAATCAGTTCGCGTTCCTATGGAGTTTCCATTGCGAGCGCAGGACGATAGCGTGGTTGACGCTAATGACCGATGCGTTCTTACGATTGATGATTCAGTCGAGATTGCAGAGTCGCTTAAGTTCTCCAAGCTATTCGCTAAAGCTCCCGATATGTGGCAGTTGCTTGGTGATTGCTACATTGTCCTGTCTGCCGTTGCTCGCTCTTCTGGAGTCAATCACGGCTCGCCAGAGGAGCAAGACAAGCAGGATTGCATCCTATGCCGTTGTGAGGCGTTACTGGAGGCTCTTAAGTGAGCCGAAAGTTCGCTAACTATGTCCCTCATAATAAGTTCATTCACATTGATACCAAGGGAGACAATTATGAAAACTACCTCAGGAACCTATCTAACACTGTTAGCGTGGCTTGCGATAAGTTCTTTGAACGCAGGGGGATTGTGTCTGTTAATCCATTCACGCCGAAAGGAACGGAAGCAGAAAAGAATGCTAGAGCTGCCGAGGCAATGAAGATGGCTTGGAAGATTGCTAAAGACGAAATAAAAAACTAATTAATAGCTGCCAGTGGTTGAGAAACAACAAGTGTTGTGGATCTGACGAACCGCTGGCGGCACCAATTATATGAAAACCAACGAGCCATGCCCCCACCATTCAATCGTTCAGCTTGAGCAGGGAGATAAAATTACCACGCAATGCACCAGATGCGGTAAAAAGATGAAGGTCGTGAAAAAACCTAAATGCTCCTGCTACGGAGGCTTTGACTGCGATGTTTGCAATCCAGCAGTCAAGGAATCCTTGACACCTCAAACCGACACACCGCGCACCGATGCCTGCCCTCATTGCGGCGAACAAGGAGCCAGCATAAGAAACACGCACAAGGGGGAAGAATGGTTTTATGATTGCGGAACACATATAGATGCTGGTGAGTATTACAGAACGCTTGCTTGCTCAAGGATCTCAGAGATTCGTGATCTAAAAGGAATGGTAAAAGTAGCTAAAAACTACAAAACCTTAAACGATTCGACATTTAAGGTAGTTATGAACGAACTCGCCGCATCAAAGGCCGAGGTCGAGAGGCTTCGATCACAGCTTAACCGAGCCGTCGAGATTGCGGAGAAAATTTGGGCAGACTGTTCTAATGGCTCTGAGCATACCGAACTCGCCGCACTCAAGGAGGAAATCAAATGAGTAACACTGACACACCGAGAACCGATGCTTTGCCATCCACGCAGATCATGCTTACGGCACAATCCGATCCAGTTGAGCTATATCAACAGTTGTGCGCTTGTGTTGAGTACAAAGATCAACTTGCCGCATCCAAGGCCGAGGTCGAGAAACTGGACGCAGAACGCAGGGAGCTTTCGCGGCAACTCCACTTGCATGAGATGGGTATGTATCACGAGCCGAAGATGCAGAAAGAGATAGACAAGTTGCAATCACAGCTCGCGCAAGCCGTTGAGATTGCGGAAATGTTTAGCCAAGTGAAGGGACTTCACCACCAATGCAACTGCGCTATGTGCCAGAAACTCGCCGCACTCAAGGAGGAAATCAAATGACAACCTGTAAAAAATGCAACGGAGAAGGCTGGTATAAGTACGACCATAACCACTGCACTATCTGCGACCTATGCTGTACCCACGACCAAGGCTGGTGGGACTTAACTAAAGAACATCATGGAAGCCTATACATTGATGGTGGCGACAATGGATGTTGCAAGGCTGGATGTGGGACAATGAGGCGAGATACGCCCGACGAAATGACCCGACGAAAATGACCCGACGAAACAACACCTCCACACAAAAATCCAATGTGCGGCAATGTGCGTGATTGTAAGATAGATGGCAAGGTAAGTAGTTGTAAGTGATTGCTGGAACGATGTATGACAAAGCATAAACGCCACCAGAGTCGTCGTGATTGTTGGGGGCATGATGACAGGGTAGGAAAATCAAAACGATTTTAAGGGCATTCTCGCGCTTCTATTTTCTTGGCTTCATGCAGGGGAAAGGCGAATTAAACAAGGCACGAAAAAGGGGGGGTTTCCCCCCCCCCTTTTCTAGTTGTATTGTTTTATATGTTATTTCTTTCTATCTTCTCTCTTATGGCGTTCGATTGTTGAGACTGCGCCCCAAAATGTAGCAAGGGGTAACGATAGCAGAATGCATATCACGGCGATTTTCAAAGCTTCTAAGATTGTCATATGTTTTATTGTTTAGATTACAAAGCCGCTTTCATCTTTCTTTCCCTTTCCCTTGGCAATGAGTCCGACAATCACGCCCGCTGGATCGGCAAAGCGGAGGTCTGTTTCGTCGCCATTCACTACGCGCTTTCCTAGGTAAGTATCGGGAAGCTTGGAGAATACCGCTGCGATATTCCCTCCCATGCTGGCAATCAATTCCACGATGCCTTGATTGTCCTCCTTTCGGGAAAAAGTGAGATGATAGTTGCTAGGCATCTTTCCCTGTAGGAATGCGATCATTCTTTTCGGGTTCGGAGTGTAATCATAAAACTGCACGTTCTTATATTCTGCCATATTGATTAGATTTTCCCACGGGAGATCCTGTAGGACATTCAAGCGAATTGCTAATTTCATCCTGTCCTTGTTCGCCTTTTTAATTCCTGCAAAAATCTCCTTGTTTAATTGTGCCAAGAATTCGCTCCTTTTCTCAATAAAAAACCTACTCTTGTTTAATCGTGCCGCTTGTACATTAGAGAAAACGCCCATTCCCGCCGTGTTCAAGCATGCCGCCCTACATCCTGCCGATGAGTGTGCGCAAAAGTTTCGCCCTGACATTGTTGAAGGGGAAAGGGAAAGGCCAAGCGTTAAAAAGCCA